TGTACCGTTGTTTTGAGCATATGCATAGGTATCGTGTTTATATGAGGTAATCATTGGATTTATCAATTCGTACATAGCAAAATTATGTTGATTTAATCCATATATTTTGATAGAGTTAAAAAAGGGTACTTTAATGTTTCGTATATTTGTAGCAGAATTTCCTAAATTTGAATCAGCAGTTCCCTCTCCAATATATCCCCAATCATCTACACCTGACAATGAAGGATCATAAATGTTTCGTTTGTTATAGCTGTATGTGGATCCACCGGCTTGTGGAATCTCAGAATATTGGTCATAGCTAGAATTATTATTGACTTTCTTTACTGCATCTTTATAATAATATGTATAGTATGCATACCACATTTTTCTAACTAAGTTGGCATTGTCATCATGAAATGTAACACTAATATCATTATATTTTATTTTTGTTTGAACTATTCTTTTTCTGTTATACTGATTCATTACATGAGTATCAAATGTATAATCAGGTAGTTGAATAGTTTTTACTGCAAGACCAAAGTTTTTGTCTTGTGGAAATATATTAGATGTGCCCACGTAGTATTCATTGATGTCAAAATATACGTGAAATAAGAATTTAAATTTAGGACTGTAAGCATAGTTACCAGTCCTAAATGTTTTACTTGCGTGTTGATAGTCGCGGAGATATTCGTTACCAAAAAATCCTTTGGCTACGTCACCTAAAAATTCTCCAGGTGACTGACCAAGAATAGTATTGAATAGTCCTGCCATTTATTATCTGCCGCCTGAACTACCAACACCCGTAACTGTTGCTCCACCAAATGCACGACCAACTGATACACCAACTCCAGATGATAATGGAGATTGAATAGCGTTGTCAAATCGCACCGTTAAAGTGATAGTAGCCATTTCGCTTGAACTATAATTCAAATTGTTATAGTTTACACTAGTCAAGAAACAACCATATAATTCCCATGTTTCTAATACATTAGGTGTCAATGTTCCATTACCACCATCTAATACTTCGTAGTTTAACTGGAATTTATAGTCTTGTCCAGTTGCTGCACTAGCTTGTTCAACAAAATCCATTTGTTTCTGTAATTGTTGTCCTACTAGTTTGGAAATATTTCCACCTGCATCGTCTCGTAAGTTAATTGAAGTAGTTGCCCAATCATGCTTACCTGCCAAATATAACTTACTGTTATAAATGTCAACTGGTATTTCAGCAAATGTAACGCTTGGTCTAGCAATATCCATTACTTGTTTGGTTAGTTCCTGAGTGGCTCCACCTAACCCAAAGTTTACAAATAGTGCTCTAAACCGATACTGCAATTTAGGCATCAATAAGCCCTGGGAGTTACTTGAACCATCCCCTGCTACGGTCATATTGAACAATGATTGTGATGCTGTTGCCATGTTTAATTCTCCTTAATATTATTTATCATTGATAATTTAGCCTAATTTGGCTATAGCACCTGTGTTCAATATGCGAACTGGAATATAGATAAATTCTGCTGCTTTGACTGGTTCAATCGCAATGTCTATCCACAATTCATTTCTATCAATACGATCTGGTGTGTTATTGCTATTATCACATACCACCAAGAAATCATATAATCCACGTTTAGAAACTAAATCAACAAACAACGTTTGTACTACTGCAGTTAATTGGCTTCTGGTTAATGAATCATTAGGTTCAAAGATGAATGGACGAGCAACTACTTGTAAACGCTCACGAATATAAGCTACTAAACGTGATACGTTTGTTCTATCCATTGCGCTCATTGTATCTTTACTATTTTTATTTCCATAGTTTAAAATACCTACGTTTGTAAAGAAAGCGATTGGATTAATTTGATGTGTATAAAGAACATCACGTGTTCCAACACGATTCTTAATGACTTGGAATTCGCCACTGTTTCCATCTAAGTAACCAATATTAGTTACATTATCAACATTACCGCGGCGTGTACCTGCAGCAGCTAACCAAGGATAAGCAATTTGATCATTACGTATGAAGGTACGCAACATCATGTGACTAGCAGGAACAACTACGCTATCTCCAGCTAAGTCTGTTGTGATACCGCTTGGATAGAAAATACCTAAGTATTCATCATGTGTTACTAAACCATCTTCACCGGTGGAATCAGCATTATCAACATTATTTGCCCAATTGGTCAAGCTAGTAGCCTGATCTTCTAAACGTAATGGAGTGTCACCAATGATATACGCAGTGTTATTTCGTTCATTGTTTAATGCAACCATATCAGGTTGTAACTCTGGATAATTAGGAGCAGCAATTAAGTTAAAGAAAGATTCTTCTTCACGTATTGACATATTAGTGCCAATAGCAGCTTTCAATGCTCGTACAACCATGTGCCTTTGAGCTTTTCTTCCCATGTATGCTGAACCATTTCCCTTTAATCCACTAGCTGATACCCATGCATTTGTAATACTAGGTAATGTCATATCCGGAAAGTCAACCCCGTTAAAGTAATTTTTTACAAAACGTTTGACATTATAACCTGAACGGCGTGTGTTAAACAATAAAGTACCCTGTGGATATGTAGTTGCATCAGGTGCATCTAAATCTAAGTGATCACTTATCAATAATGAGCTAATAGTAGGCATGCTATCGCTAATTGGATTAACAATACCTGAATTCGCCCAACGTGCGTCTGCAAAAACAATACCATTAGAACTAACTTGGTCAGTATTATCAATCATTACCCACTGATCTACATTATCAACTGATTGCCAACGACTGATCATTGGGTAATTTTCTAAATCACTAGTGTCAATCCATAAATCACCGTATACTAATGAAGTGCCATCACTTTGTGATGTTGGTGTGGTTGCTGATATAATTGGACCATTTGGATTAGTGGCATTTGTACCAGTCATAATAGGATGACCGTCAGAATTATAATTTACATTTTTATAACCTCTCCAGTTACCGTCTTGATTTACCATAATATCAACTTGATTTACGGTACTATAAAACCAATGTGTTCCGTTCATTGGATCTCTATTAGGTTCACTGTTACTAGATGTATATGTTAATAATTGCCAATTTGATAGTATAGTAGTAGGTTTCATCATTGGGATTCCACCAGTGGTTCTATTTACGGCAATAGCAACACTTGTAATAGCATTAGTATTGTCAACACTCATTACTTCTAATATAAGATCGTTTTGTCCGTTTGCTCCACCTAAGCTGCTTCCACTTAGCGTTACTAATTCACCAACCTGATAGTTTATGCCACCCGAAACTGACATTACTTCATAATAAGTTGCATTAGCCCTAATAGAAAAAGATGCATTTGTTCCAATTCCTGATGAACTACTTTGATTAACTACATAATTTTCTGACATTGTTGGTCCAACTAAACAACCAAATGTAACGTCACTAATAAATCCTGCAGTAGATAATACTCCTGGTTGAGTTAAAGATTGAAAATCATCAATAACAATTTCTCCGCCCAATTTGTGTGTTAATTGAATTAATCCATCAACAGTGACAATAGCACTTGTGTTAGGTATATTAGCTGCAGTCCAAGCAGTAACAAAATCACCAGCACTAGGTGATCCTTGTGGTAAGCCAACATAGTAAGGCTGTGATAAAGTACTGCTATTAGCGGTTGTTACATACACAGTAAAATTGTCATTACCGTTAAACACTGGATTTTGTATAGTGCCAGTAACTACTGTGGGGCCAGATACTACACGGCGATATAAGTATACTGGGCTATCAGGTATACTGTTAAAGAAAGAATAATGACCAAATATTTGATCAACAGGTATATACTTTCCACCTGCACTATCTAAACGATAGGTAGCTTCAAATAAACTTGAATATAAAGGAGCATCTACTGATTTAAAGGATGCTAAAGCAGTGTTATATTTGGATAATGCTAAACTAGCACCTTTACCTAAACTGCTAGTTTTGATCCAAACTGAACCTGAAGGACGCGGTCTACTTTGTCCTGTTGTCCATAATGGCATTTTTGAAGAATCACCATATGACAACGCTGGTTGCCAATATGTACCGCTTTGAATTCCTAAATCGGATAAAACATTATCATCTGATGATATAGTAATACGTGCATTTGGATCATCACTCATCAACATTATAGACAATGCACCATTAGCGTTGCTGGCATAAATGTCAGCTAATCCAATAGTATAATTAATCTTTGATACTAAACTATCTACAGAAATTTCAACAGGAACAGTAATAGTTATATCATATGTAATAATAGAATTATGAAATGATATTGTAAACATATCACCTGCAGTTAATGTAGGATTTGTATTTATTCCCGTAATTACTGGGATAGACGATTTCCAATCTTTAGAACCTAATTTTACCCATTGATTGTCCATTGTTTTTTTGTAGTATGTGCCTAAATCTGTTGGGTCGATTGGTTTTGATTTTTGTACCATGTTAACAGCATAATCACCAATATTTCCTAATGTAGAATCAGGTAAACTAGTACCACCGTTAATAACAATAGGTTTCTTATAAACAAATTTACCGGTAATACTATTAAATTCGTAAATGCCCCAAGTACTGGTTTCGGTATCTAACCAATAAGAATTATTAAGAGGTTCGCCAACTGGACGACCCAATTTTCCTATTAATTCGGATAAATCAATATCAGCACGTAGGACAAAACAACTGTTAGTAACTCCCAATAAAGAATATGCAGCCATTAGACCATATTCATTTAATTCATAACCCTGAATAGGGGTACCAGTAGTAGTTTTATAGAAGAACGGATTACCATATAATGAAACTAAGTCTCTTTGACTGGTTACTTGGAATAGTTTATTAGCATTAGCGGAAGTAGTGCCTGTAGCAATATTCGTGCCTGATGCATCGGCTTTGTTTGTTGCTGTGGCAATCACTAGCAACGGAACTGAATTAGCGGCTGCGGGTAAATACTGACTTTGGTCAATGATAGTTACTTGTGTGCCTGGTGATGATAGTGCCATTTTAATTTCCTTTATGTGTTAATAAGGCAAAAACCTTTAATTATAATGTATTTAGCATTGAACTTAGAAAATTAGGTATTTAGGCTCTTCCCGAAGAGCCAATATAAATAGAATTATGGATAGACCTGTATGTAAAGTATGCAATAAAAACTATTGTGCTGCTAACTACTACCGTAATGGGATACGACACTATAGAAGCAAATGTGAAAGTTGCAAAAGAAAAAACAAGCAGATTAAAGCACCTGAACCAAAATGGAAAAAGTTAGGGTACAAGAAAAAAACCGCATGTGATATGTGCGGTTTCAAAAGATTATATGATAGTCAATTACATGTGTTTCATATTGACGGCAATTTAAACAACAATGAACTTATTAATCTTAGGACTATATGTTTAAATTGCGTAGAAATTGTAAAGAAAAAAGAACTTACATGGAAACAAGGAGATTTAGAAATAGATTAA